AGCAGACTTCCGTCCAATACACGGCGGCTCCTTCTAGGAACAATCGCCTATTTACATGCCGAGCTTCGTGGAATGGCACTTCCCATGTTTCCCGCTTTCCATGGCGAGAAAAGAACAAACGTACCACGATCAATCAGCAGTTGCAGCGGTGAGTTCCCTGTATTCCTCTTCCCATTGCCTCATTGCTGCCCTTGCAAGCCTCGCTTCTTCGCTATTGGGGCCATATAGCCTGCCGCTCTCTTCAACGGCTCTAGAGGCTTCCATGGCGAACTCCCAGGCTTCTTCCGCAGCGCGTAACAGGGCCATGGAGAAGAAGGAGGGTTGTCATTAGTTTAGCCTTGCAAGTTTTTCATTGCTTTCACCACTTTCTCGGCTTCCCTAAGTTTGGGCAAAAGCGTAGGCTTATAGGCGTGTTCTGCCGCAAGAAGCTGCAAAGCCGTTTGCCTGTCGGCTTCAAGCAGGGCAAGGATAAAAGCCAGTTCCTTGCTGGAAAGTTCAACGCCAATCATTTTTCAACAACAGTGAAAACAGTGTGATTGGTGAAAATTCTAAAGGCAATTAACGGACTAAGCTATTGATCCAATCGATATTATCGTCCTTGGAAGCATCAAGCACTGCTGCCGCAAGCGCAAAGCAATAATCGTCAACGCCTGATTCTTTACCACCAGTTACGGCCCATTGACCACTTGCTCGATACAGCACGCTGAGGTTTTTAAGCTGCCAAATAAGTTTCTTATGCGGGTAGAGTTCAATCAATCCCGCGTTAAACAATTCTCGAACCTTGCTGAATGCCTTCATTTTTGTCGAGACCGACCAAGCGAGCTCTGAAATTGGAAAGTCTTTTGATAGGTCTTGAATGATGGCGGAGCTATTAAATTGGTCAAGCGTAATGCTCTGAAATTCGTAAAGGCGATGGTGCTCCTTAATCCATTCCTCCACCTTCGCGATGCTTACTTCCTTCTTTCCGCCAATTTCAAAATCAGCTTCGAACGTATGTAGCTTGTCCAGGATTAATCGCTGCCCTTCGTAGTGGATGATGCAGGCAATGTATTCATCTCTGCCCACGCCACCACGCGCAGGGTCTAGAGAAAGAAAGTAGGTGCCCATAAGCTCTCTTTTGGGAGGCAAGACAGATCGATCTTTGTTGACGGCAATATCCACCACTTCAGGGGCAAGCAGCACTGAGTTGTTGGCTCTAAATTGAGCGCCAAATTCTACATAAAAAGTCTCTTCATCTTTCTTTCTTGCTCTAGTAAGAAAGTCGCAATCAAAGGGAAGCGACGGGTTAATTTCCCAAGTAGGAATTTGCAGGGCTTGCATACCTGGAAACTCACCACTTTGCGCTTGCTTGAAATGGTCAAAAAAGACACCTGACGTAAGATAAGGTGAAGAAAGCTCGATAATTTTTCCGTGTTTGCCAAACTGAGCAATGGAAGGCGCGAGTGCCGTGTACATTGCTTCTGCACCTCTATTTGCGTCTCCTTCTATAGAAAATGCCAGCTCATCTTGGATCAAGGCTACAACTGCTTTGCCACGAGATGCGCGAGCCGATGCAGGAATAGCCTGGAAAACACAACCATTTTTGATCTCAATTTCCAAGCTTGTTTCCCTTATTATTTCTTGCTCAAATGGGCTATTAAGAATTAGTTGGCGTATATTGTCAAGGGCAATTTTAGACTGGCCGAGGTCATTAGCTACGGCAATAACATACCATTTTTCACCCTTTCTTACCTTGCGCGTAAAATACTCATCTTGGGCGAAACACATGTACAGTGCTGCAACTGCCGCACAAAAAGTTTTCCCACTACGCCTGCCGAGCGCCCAGATAGCATGATTGATATTTTTTTCAAATAGATTATTGAGGATTTCTTGTTGCTTGGGCCATAGCTCCACGCCAAGTGCGTGCTCTGCGAATTCCGAACAGCGAAGTTGAGTCATTGCAACTGCTGGACAATTCGCCCCGTCCAACCTTTATGTTGTTTAGCACTTCCATTCACTACCCTGTCCAAGCATGAATTTGTTAGCTTGTATTGCTTAGAAAAATCAAATAAGTTTTCCGTCATGTACACTTCACCGTTTGGGTCGATAAGTTCGTAAAGATATTTTTGGCTTTTTAATTTGCTCATGGCCCTGCCCTTAGATGTGGCGCGATAGGCGCGTTGTTTCTCGGAGATTTTAGACCTCGCCTCGGGAGAATGATTTTTGCCCCACATGGGATTCCTTTCTCCTCGTATTAAGTCGCCGCCAGCGGTGGGATTAAGATGCCCTTTCCAGCGGCCCTCTTTTTGGCGTTGTTTGCGAATTTTCTCCTTGGTCTCCATACTCACAATTTTTCCCTTGTTCGCCTTGGAAATTTTGAGGCGAGCCTCTTCTGAGTGAATCATTCCAGATGCGCCCTCGCCCCCATTGCTTTGATTGCGAAGAATTCCTGTGCCTAAATCAATACGCCCATAATGCGCAATGTAGATACATTCCCAGTCAAAAGCCTCTTGCTCTGTTAACTGAGTGCGTAAAAATACAATTTTGCTTCTATCAACTGGAAGCTGTATTCTTCTGTTTTTAGACCACGCTCTTTTCCCGCTTCCCTTGCCGATGTAATATGGGCTTCCTTTCTTGCCGTGCTGAGAGTCCACGCTTCTGAGAAAAGCGTAGATATAAAATCGCCGCTCATTCTTGCTCATTCAAGCTCTCCATTGTCCTTAGTGCTGATTGTGGCACGAAAAACGCTGGGCGTCCACGGGCGGGATCCGCCCAGTATTGCCCTTGCATTGCTTCATGGCCATAGCACCAGCCATGAATGAATGTTTTTTGACATTCTATGGTCACTAGAACAAATTTTTTACTGGAATCTTCATTTTTTTGCACAATTAAATCGTAAGCATGTTTTGAACGCGTTTTCACATCCATGCCGGGCAGATCATCTGAGCCCCGCTTGGCTTCGCTTTCTTTGTAAAGCAAATGCTTGAGCCCCAAGTAGGAACCCACGGCCATTTCGCCCGCTGCGCCAAGCAAGTGGATTTCCAAGGCTTTGTCGCCACGAGCGGCGCCACGATTACGACCACGAAGCCCTTTTGCTTCATTCACGGACTGCCTCCGCTTTCCTTCCTCCATTGCCTGCTTTCGTTCCTCTTCGGAAAAGACAAATTCAATGGGAGTGGGCATAGCAAGACGCACGTCATGGCCATCATACACATCTTTAGAATGGAAGCAAGCCCATAATGTGAACAATGTCGGAAGAAGCAGTAGATCTTGGCCATGCGAACGAAGCTGGTCTGCGAGCGGACGGCCTTGCCAATGCGCTCACGGGCATGGGCATTAAAGGCCGTGACAAAAGCCTGCAAACCACTGCCCAGCCCATCGTCTTCTTGGCTCAAGAAGAGCTGGAAGCTCTGTACGGCGAATGGCTTCCACGCCGCATTGTAGACATTTATGCCGAGCAGGCCACCCGCAAAGGCTTCAAAGTGCTGTTTGGTGGCGAGGGTGCCGCTGCCGAGGAGGTGGTGGGCATTGAACAAACTATTGAGGATCTGCACATCCTCGAGAATTTCATGCTGGCTTCCAAGAATGCTCGGCTCTATGGGGGGTCCGTCATCCTGCTCTACATCGACGATGGGCGTCCAGCGGATCAGCCAGTAGACAAGAGCCGCATTTATGCCGTTGAAGGCATGGAAGTGCTTGACCGTTGGCAAATTGCACCAGTGATTAACGAAGAAAATCTATACGACTACTCCAAGGCAACATATTATCAAATCATTTCAGGCGACCTCATTCGCCAGCCACAACTCACCTACATCCATAAAGATAGGATTTTGCGTTTTGACGGTGACTGGCTTCCCTATCGCATTAGGCAAAGGAACTATGGATGGGGGATGAGTAGTTTGCAAACTGTCTACGAAAGCTTTAAGCACTACTGGACTGGCCTAAATGCTTCGGCCACTTTGTTGTGCGAGTTTGATATTTTTGTTCACAAGATTAAGGGCTTGGCGCAAATGCTGGCCGCTGGAAAAGAAAAAGATGTGCGTGATCGTCTGGTGCTAAATGATATGAGCAAGAGCGTTTATCGCGGCTACGCCATTGATGCAGAGAAAGAAGAGCTTGCTTTTATCAGCAGAAACTTTGGAGGCGTGGGAGAAATCCTTGAAAAGATGCGCGTGGACATCATTGGAGCATCCAAGATTCCTCACACAGTGTTGTTTGGGGAAAGCCCAAGCGGCCTTGGCTCTACTGGCAGAAGCGAAGAGCGTGATTTCGCCAAAACGCTTGCAGACTACCAGCAATCCACTTTCCATCGCCCTCTCAAGAAGCTGATGGAGCTAATCATGCTCAGCCGCACTGGTCCCACAAATGGACGCATGCCTGAGTCATGGCGTGTCAAGTTCAACGATTTGTTCGAGCTGAATGAACGCGAAAAGGCAGACGTGAGAGCCCGTGTAGCAGCCGTTGACGGGCGTTACATCCAACTGGGAGTACTGAGTCCCAAGGAAGTGGCTGACGCTCGTTACGGCGGCTCTGAGTGGTCAATGGAACTCACTCTCGATCCGTCCGTGGTGCGGGAACTTCCTGCCCCTGGAGGGGGTGGTTCCACTCAAGAAAGGGGTGGCATGAAAGTGCCTCCTGGTGGTCGCGATCCCCTTGACGAGCAAAACGGCACTCTTCCCATGGACGGAAGTCGAGAAGTGGAAGATGCTGCCGGCTTGTACTTGCCTCGGGATCTCGAGCATCGACGCGGAGATGTTACTTTTACCGACAAAGAGCTGCATAGTCAAGCTGTGGCAGCGGCCAAAAGCAAATTCAAAGTGTGGCCATCAGCTTATGCCAGTGGCTATGTGGTGCAGCAGTACAAGCGCATGTACAAAGAAAAGCACGGTTCAATGAGCGGCGCTTTCAAGGGTGATGGTCAAGAAATTTATGCCGATGATCTTGATAAGTGGTTTAAGGAAAAATGGGTGAGAATTGGGGCCAATGGCGAAATCATGGGACCATGCGGTGCTCGTGAAGAGAAAGAAGGAAAGCCTAAGTGCCTCCCTCAAGCGAAGGCTCAAGCCATGAGCAAAGAAGAGCGCCAAACCATTGTTGCTCGCAAGCGCAAAGCTGATCCCGATCCAGAACGCAAAGGGCCGGCGAAGATGGTCAGTAGCAAAGTCGATGCCATTGAGCCCATGAAAGTAGAAGGCATGATCCTTGGCAACATTGACGAGGAAGCTTTTATTACGGAGGCTGACATTGACAAGGCTTTGAGTGAATGGAAGGAGGAGGCTCCTGTCAAGTTCAAGGAAATCCTGGAAGCCGACAATGCTGAATGACCTCAGTGCATTTGCAGAA